GAAAGGAGAATGAACCTGTATTGTTAGAGTTACCACCAGTAGCAGCAACTACATCATTGTCGTTCTCTACTACTGTTACTTTAGCAACAGTTCGCCAGCTTTCTGAGTTAGCTACACCAGATGCTTGGGCATGAGCCACTTGAAGAGCAATCTCAGCCGTTCCCTGACCAGCAGCTACAGCATCTACATCATACCAGAAACCGTGAACATAACCAGTATGACCAGCAGGAATTTTCCAAGTACAGTTACCTGTCTCTTTAGATCCTGCATCAATGACAGCGTGTACTCCACCACCCGTTACATCAGCGATAGTGATAGCACCAGCAGAAGCAAGTCCAGTACCAGAAGCAGTAATTTCAGCTTTCTGAATAAAGGAAATATTCTGCTCAGTCAATTCAACTTCAGTCGTACCGTTCATGGTAACGTCTTCATAAGCCTGATTAAAATCATCATCTAAATACGTTACTCTAACAGTCTGAGCACCAGTTCCAGCAGGAGAACCATCGTCATTAGAATCAGCAGATACAATATCAATATCTGCACCAGCAATAACAGGTAAAACCTGATCGGCATTGGTGTTAGTTATTGTTTCAAAAGATGTTCCAATAGTAGCGTTATCAGCATAAGGCTGAACTAATGTTACATTGGTAACAGTATTAGCTGCAACCGCTAAGGATTGGATATTAGCAATATCAGTCATAATATAATATCCTTTCCTTAAGAGGTTTTAAGTTCAACACAACACTCAGGACGAATGAAACTATGACCCATAGCGTACTTAGCCACAATCCACCAGCCTTGAAGTCTAATGTCGTATTCAGTTTCAACTGCTAGATTCAACAACTTAACGGTAGCTACTGCTGACTTGTGCATAACTAATGCTTTAGTCGTAGAGAAGTTACCTTCATGAGTTGTGACTCCAGTAGAATCACTGATAGTAGTAATAGGAAGATTATTGGTTTTCACAAGATGAATACCAGCTATCTTCATAACTTCACCTTCTGCATATACTCCTCTTCCACCCCAATCGCGGTTGATCAGGTCAGTCGTTTCTGCCATTAAATAATACTGAGCAGGACGTACATACATATATCTGTCATTTTCAGGAACATTCTTCTCATCTAATTCTTCAGCAGCATCAAACAAGCCACCACCCAAAGTAGAACCGGAAGTTCCATAAGAGGAGTTAGTAAGTACAGCTCCACCGTTACCACTCGTAACGAGTGTAGAGGAACGTGCTCCTAACACACCTTCTTGAAGTACATTCTTATCCCATTGAGTACCAAGTATAATACCAGCCTCTTTAGCATAAATAGAACGTACATCATAATGATTCATAGCTTCGTCAAGATTGTTGACAAAGTGATCTGCTAAAAGCAGACCGTCAATAGGAATGACTTTCTCATTCTTATTGATTGCCGTACCATCAAGTTCAACAGCCGTAGTAGAAGTACTACCTGAGCTATTAACATAGGCATATTCAACTGAAGCAGTTTTCCATACAAGTGGGAACTGAGCTGAAATACCTGAACTGATAGAACGGATAACGTGCTTGTCCATCGTAACACTAGCTTGTTCAAAAGCGGTCAACACTTCACCAGCGTAGACCTTAAGAAACATAGCACTGGAATCACCAGCACTATTTTTTTGACCAGAGCGAGACATTACTTGAACAGGGGCTGTAGTTGCAGTTACACCCATAGCAAGTCTCCTTTCAATCTTAAATTAATAAAAAAAGTATCTAACAAAATGCTATACTTCTTCACTAACTTTTCGACTAAAAGATTATCCACCGCAGCAGGTCTTTGTCTACTTGTTTAATTACTTTATAGCTCGTTGTGCTTTGCTCTCTTAAGTTTGACCTAAAGAAAAGACTTCAGATCTCTCAAGTTTATCTCTGACATCTTGGCGATAAGCCATGTCAGTTTCATATCTAGGATCTTTCATAGCTTCTGTTACTTGAGCATTACTACGAAAGACATCGGAGCTATCACTCATCCTCAGAGAAGTGTCTCCGCTTACAGTTTGTCCTTCATATCCTGAAGAATTCTGATAGTCAGCTTGGAGTCCTTTGGCAGTCAGCATAGCCAGTTGAACATCACCACTGTTAACAGCATTATCATAAGCCTGGATTTGTTCAGGAGTATAATTAGCTTGCGCCCATTCCACCATGTTCTGATAGTCACCAGCACCACCTACAGAATCCTTTACCTGATTACCTATCTGTTGACCCAAGGCTTTGACTCCTTCAATGTAGGTATCAGCGTACTGCTTACTGATTCCAGCATCTTCTAAAATTTTATAACTGGCATCCTTTAAACCACCCGTTTCCATATACTCTCTCTGTAATGCTTCCATATCAAAAGGAGCATCAGAAGCTTGAGGAATACTCAGTTCTTCTTGTACTTCATCAGTAGGTGGAGAATGAAAACGTCTCTCAAGTTCATCATAACTTTTTCGCCACTCTTCATCTGACTTAAATTTTTCTGGTCTAAATGTTTCGTCTACTACTTCAGGTTCTTCTAGAGGAACTACACCTTGATCAATAGTATTCTCTGCAAGGGTAGCCTTTGATGCCATTTCCCTGTTGTATTCATCCATACTTGGGGGAGCTTCACTTTCAACTGTTATCTGGTTTGCCATATCGCTCTCCATAGGATTCTTTGATAGTTCCACTAGGAAGTTTTATCTTAGTGTAAGTAGATGGAAGTCCATTCTTTGTAGCCACACCAGCTCGTTGTTCCATAACTTCCATTGTTCTATCTATATCCTTGAACTGAGTTTTGGATGTAATACTATTTTCTGGTGCTTTCTTTTTTTTCTTATTGGGTTTCGTTGCCATTAGCTTGTCGCTCCCTTACCATTTCGCCCACCTGATTAACAGCATTAGGTGTCGCTGCCAATCCTGCCTGAGCCATCATTTGTTGTTGTTGTTGAGCTTGCTGTTCCTGTTGAACTTGTTCTGCTGTTTTAATCAAGCCCTTCATGTCTATTCCAAAACCAACACCTAACCTCTTAAGAGCATCACTGGCATTGGTATAAGTTAATACGGCTTCTGGACCAAGTATTTGGGCAGCAGTTTGTAGAAAGGTAGCCAGTTTATTAGCATCATTACCTCTCCCTAGTGCCTCAAATCCTGTGATGATGACAGGCTCTACCGAACCTTCCGGTAGTTTGGGAAGTTTTTTCTCGCGTTCTAGTACAGCTATTATACGTTTAATGAGTGGTAACTGTAACTCATGGGAAAGTAAACTATAGATTCCACCAAGAGAAGTCTCCAATTCATTAGCTAAGAACCGGATCTCTTCTGCTGTAACTCGTTCAGCATCACGCTGGACACTCTGGTTCAGCATGAAAGCAGCAGCAAGTCTTCTTTCAGTTTGATTAATAGTTTCCTGAGCTACCCTAAAATCATTAAACTTTTGCATCTGGAGTACGGTTACATCTTCGGCACTCCCTTGTCGTACTGCTAGGTTAGGAGCTTGAGAGATAGTCTTTAGTTTGGTTGTACCATTAGGTCTTACGAGGAAGATAGCTCTTGCAGCAGCAGCCGAACCTTCCAAGATTGCCTTGGATAAACCCTCAAGTGCTCTCAAATCTCCTAAGTATTCTTCTACAAATCCTCTACCATAATCTTCACCATCAATAGCAGAAAATCTTAAAGCTAACCAAGGATTTTTATCTAAAGGATAAGTAGAATCAGTATTAGGAATCTTCTTATCGTTAACTTCTTGGTGGACATGTATTTTCTTATCTTTTCTTCTTACTACTGTATATAAATTAAGTTGTTTCTCTTGACTGTCTGAACCAGTACCAGTTTCATTAGGAGGAGCACTACCAAAAATATCTTTATAAAGCTCACGGCTCATCTTCTCTAGGACTATAACCTCAAGCATCTCTCCTTGAGGATCGCGTCTTACACAATATTGATCTAAGTGAAAGACTCTTACCTTGTTGTTTTTATCAGCATGAAGAAGACAGTTGCCAGTGATAATCAGGTGACGTAAGCACTCACTTAAAGGAACACGCATAGCCTTGGCTTCTACTTCATCCATGACCGCACGTTCCATAGCATTGAGTCCTTCTTCTATGGGAGCACGTTGAGCTTGTAGTTCCTGTAGAGTAAAGTCATCTATCTGGAACTTGAAGAAAGGGGAGTTAGGGGGGAAGAGGGTTAAAAGGAGTTTTGCTGCTAGGTTGTTCACCCCCCTAGCTCCGATACCCTGATAAGGAGTGGGAAGTTCCTGGTCAAGGTTGTAGTTTCTTGGAAGAATAAAAGGAATAGTTACTTCAGCAGCATCCCACGCACGATCTAAGAACCACTGTCGCTTCTCACATAAACTTGAATATTTTTTATTAACTGAAGTATACATATATTATGCTATTTGTAATCCTGTTCCAGCTAAGTCCACACCTAATCCAAAGTCTGTTGCTTCTTCTGCTTGTCTTTGTCTTGCTTTCTTAGCTTGTTTAATTTCTGATGCTAGGACGGCAGCAGCTTGTGGGCCACCTGATCCTGTAACTACCGATTGTTGAGTGTTAAAAGCTATGGGATCAAATCCAGCTTGGTTATAATATTGGGAGTAGTCCTGTTGTGGAAACAAAGCTTGTTGTGCATAACCAGTTGCTAAACCTACACCAGCAGCAGTACCTAATCCACCGAAAGCTATACTTGAACCTAAGCCAGTATTTA